TGTCGGTGAACCAGTGTCGGTACGCTTCCGGAGCCACCACACCCGGCCCATCCAAACACGCCCCGTACTCGTCGATGTACGAGCGGCGAATAAAGAAGTGGTCGGCGTGCCGGCCGGCTGCAATATCGGGGTGACGTGCAGGACCATCGGTGTCGTTCGTGCCGACAACATCAAACCCCTCCGAAACGGCCTGTGCCGCTTGGAACCATCCCGGCTTGAACTCCACATCGTCACCGACGACGAGCACGAAGTCTGACGTGGACTGGTCGTAGAGTTCGTTGACGTTCTCCGCGAACGATTTGCCTTCCGACCCAATCAGCAGTTCCCCACCAAACGAATCATCTAATGATTCCATAAACCGGTTGGCGTTCTGTGGGCGCATCAACGGCACCAGAATGTCACACGACTCCATCGCCGGCCGATCCAACGGCAACCGCTCCACACCATTCTGAATCCGTTCCAACCGCTCCAACAACGGCAGCCAGTACGCCTCGAACACCACATCAGCGTCATAAGACTGAGCGAACCGGTACGCCTCCTGCGACATCGCCTTACGCTCATCTGTCGCCAAACAGTAAGACTCCTCCAAACAGCGAACAATCTCACCGATGAACGGCACAATGTAGTTCGATTTCTGTGCAGGGTCCCACTCCGGTTGACCCTTCACCAACCAGCCAGCACCAACCAACTCGGACTGCGCCGAAAAGTCAGACGCAATCACCGGGGTGCCACACGCCTGCGCCTCCAACATGGGAACACAGAACCCTTCACCGTGCGACGGTGCCAACAACACATCCATGCTGGAGTAGGCAGCAGCCATCATCTCTGGTGGTAGCCCGATCCGGTATGCGTACTGATCGGTCCACACGATGGCATGCTCAGGAATGTTGCAGGTGCGAGCCAGGTCGATCAGGTTGATCCCCTCAGCCCCACCAAACTTTTCAGCATGCAAGAACAAGACCGCGTCAGGATGGTTGTTGCGGAACTGCGCAAAGGCACGAAACGCCTCGTTGAACCCTTTACGGTCCCGCGCCCACCCCTTGTTCATTGCGACCATGCCGACCACATATGCCGACTCAGACAACCCGAACACCTGCCGGCACGGCACCGGGCCGTCCGCGGTGTCAAAGTATGGCATCGGGCGGATACGTTTCGTGTCCACCGACAACGGCACATACGTCGGATTCAGGCCGGCGGCGAACAGTTCACGCTCACCGAACCGTGACATCGCAATCGGCACCGCCTCAGGGTTACGAATGAAGAACTGCAACACCCCTGGTGGAACCGGTGAATGATCTACAGGTGTCCACGCCGCCATCCGAAAGTCGGCCAGCCGCGGATTCTGCAAACACCACACATCCAACAACGGCACGATCCAACCAGACCGCTCCGCCTCCGGTCCCTGCGGCTCATCCTCCGAAAACCAATGTGCCGCATGACAGTGGATGACATCGTTGCCGTTGATCTCGTACCCCACCGGATACAAGCGGGCTTTGATCTCCTCGCCGTCTGCACCGATCACACCTGTCTGCCACGCACCAACAGCACCCTGCTGCCCGTAGGTGACCGACACGGCAACCTTGTGCCCTGCCGCCGCCAGGCGACGGACAAGATTCGCGGTTTGCACCCCGTACCCTGTCGCCACCGTCGGCCCGTTTGAGTGGATCAACAGCTTCATGCCGGCACCTCCCTCGTCTCGAGGTCGGCAAACCAGTCGGGTCGTTCCACCCGGTTACCAGCAGAACGCGGTGGTGTCATCGGCGCATCTATCGGACGGACACGCCACAACGGTGCGCCATACACCAACACATCATCACCGTCAGGGGTGAACGCAAGATCGCGGAATCCTTGATCTTCCAAACGTGACACCTCAACTTCTAGGTGGACGCGCGGAACACGGAAAACGGGCATGGATGGATACCTCCGGCGGGGGTTTGTGTTACTGACCGATAATGGACGCAACCGCATTAGCGGTGTCCATGTTCTGAATCTTGACGTACAGGGGCGAAGGAATGGAACCCACCCCCGGCGAGGGGTGGACAAGAGAGCTTCCCAGTCCCTTGCCCACCCTCCCCCGCCGGGGGGAACTCGAAACGGTCAGACGGACCGCTTCATGATGTTGACAGCGGTGGTGTCCTGGTAGTCACCGTCAACCCGCCACTTCCCACGGAACCCGACTTCATCGGTATCGAAGTAACGCGAAGCGTCACGCTCGATGGCGACGGAGCCGACCGTGCGCAGGTAGTAGCCGGACCAGTCACCGAACGCGATGACCACCGCGTTGGATGCCAGGCTGGCAACGTTCGGGTCGGTGTAAACCGGGAACCCGAGCAGCCGGTCAGGCTGCCCACCCTGAATACCTGCCGTCAGTGACGGGTCCCACAGGACGGCGCCAACGGTGCCACCGGCGCCGTCACGCAACTTGCGGATCACCGACGCGGTGAGGTCACGCATCAGCCATGCGGCGTTGCCGCTGGACCGATACGAATCGTTCACCGAGTAGACGAGGTCCACCAGCTTCTCATAGGTCGGATCGACCAGTGAACCACCGGTGGCGACGGTGCCTGAACCGGTGATACCGGTCATCATGCCTTGCGGCTCACCAGACCCGGTGCCGACAACAAGATCGACGTCGATGTTCTGTGCGAGTGCACGACCGATGTTGCGAACCACGAACCCGGAAATGTCGAACCCGGTGTCAGTGAGCACCTCGTTGGACACCTTGACCAGCTGCCCGTACTTGTACGCATCGAGCGTCAAGGACAGGAAGGTGGGGTCGGTGCCGGCAAGGGTGGTGCCCTGACCGGAAACCTGGGTGCCGATGCCGTGTGCGTTGACCCGTGGCAACTTCATCTGCTCACCGGCCGCCGTGGTGATCTTCGTCGTCGGCATCCGGAACCCGGCAATACCAGCCGTAAGGGTTTCGTACAGCGACGCAGCCGTGGTCGTCGGCACACCAGAAGCGATGGAACCGGTATCCCATGCGAGTGCACGGGCCTCGTCGGGACCGTAACCCTGATGGCGCAGCTCGTTGTAGCGTTGCGCCGGCGTCAGGTCGATGAGGAACCCGGTACGGCCCTCATGATCGGTGCCGTTCGCACCGTGACCGGTACGCAACCAGTTACGGAACTGATCCGCTTCACGCTTCTCGGCGTGCTCCACCGTGGGTGCACCGAAGTGCCGCACGTTCGCTTCACGCAACTTTGCGGCCTCAGCCTCACGCCGCTCTGCAGCAGTGAACACCTCACGCTTGGCGTCAAGCTCGTTGATCGCGGTGTTGATCCGCTCCCACTCTGCCCGCTGCTCAGCGGTGAACTGTCCGCCAGTGTCGGCAAGCAACCGCTTGCCTTCTTCCCACGCCCGCAGGCGCTCTTCATTGAGTTTGATCTGCGCAGCGCGCAGCTCTGGCTCTTCCATTTTGGTTGTCCTCCTTGGACGTCAACCTGACCCGTGACGGGTCGGTGTGCTTTGGTTTGGTTGGCGCCCGAGTGGAAGTGCCTTAGCGGCTTCCGGCTCGCGGCATGAATGGAACCGTCAGCCGTTAGGCGGCGTGGTTCCAGAACTGTTCCAACTCCTCCACCGTCACCGGGAACACTTCCGGTTCTACGGTGGGGAGCAGCGATTCGATGTGCGCCTTGATGCGGCGCAACTCGTCCTCGTCAACATCGCCGGCCGTCAACTCTGCCAACGTTTCAGCGATGGAACGCATGGATGCGACAGTCAACGGGTTAGCGCCCTGCCACACGATTGACGTTTCAGCCAACTTCAACTCGTGGATTTGGCGGTCGCTGTAGTCATCGGACCATGTCTGCTTGTCGCGTGGCACGGAGAACCCGATGGACATCTGGTTCATTTCGCCTCGCGTCACAGCAGACCGCAACGTCTGGACGTCGATGCGTGCAGGGTCGAGGTCGGCGGAAACCCGCAGATGCGGGTCAGCCACCAGGCGCAAGGTGCGGGCGTTGCGGGTCGCCAACGGAATACCGCGATAGTCGTGGTTGACGAACAGGGCGATGTCGGCTTTCGAGTCGCGCAACGTCTTAGTAAAGGCGCCGGCACGGATTGTTTCGGTAAACGATCCGAACGCGTCGGCCACCTCATACGGTGTGTCCACGACAGATGCGACACCCTCAAACGTGAACCCTGACACCTCATCGTCCCTGAACTCGATCGAATCGGGGATGATGTTGAAGTGTCGGCGTTCCACGCCTTGCGGTGTGCGATCTTCGATTCCCATAGTTCACCTCACATTGAGACAAGGAGAAATACGTCCTCGTCGTCGTCGGCTACCGCGGTGGCGGTGCAAGTCATCGCACCCCATTCGGCGTGTGCTTGCGCGTAATGTCGCCACAGGATTCGTGGCGGTTTCGGTTTGGTGGGCGGGTGATGGCGGGCGCGTGCCCGTTCCCAGATGATTGCTCCACGCCCGGTGTGCTCATCTTGTGCAACGGCAGCGGGGGTGACGGTTGCGTTGGCTGTCGCACTCCATGTGCCCCACACACCGGCAGCGGTGGCGGTGGCGGGATGAGTGACAGTCGCAGACGCCGTAGACGCCTGGGCACCCCACACACCGGCAGCGGTGGCGGTGTGTGCTACGTCAGCATCAACGGTCCCTGACCATGCACCCCACGACCCGGCCGCGGTGGCGGTGTGTGCTACGTCAGCATCAACGGTCCCTGACCATGCACCCCACGACCCGGCCGCAGTGGCAGAAACAACGTGCGTTACAGTCGCATTCGCAGTCCCTGACCATGCACCCCACGACCCGGCAGCTGCAGCATAAACAACGTGCGTGACAGTCGCATTCGCAGTCCCTGACCATGCACCCCAAGTGCCGACACCGGCTGCTGTGACGACTGTGGCCGGCTTGAGCACGAACAGATGCCATGCCCACTCGTCATTACCGACCGCTGACTGGTTGTGGGTTGGTGCGGTCTGGTTGCCAGCGGTTGCCTTGAGGATTGTGGCCAAAGACTGCGCCATGTCCCCACCAGCGGTGGTGTCATAGTCAGCCCCGCCGTACCGCAACGAAAACCCGTTAGCAACCGACAAGGTATGCGCATTGTCATCGGCCGACGAACAAACCGATACCACCCACGCATTGTTGGTCGCTGAGGTGATCCCGGTCGCACCGTTCGGTTGCAACGTTTGTGCCGCAGCAGCCGTGCCACCCAACACAGTGACACCATCCAACGGTGTCGAAATGTGAACCCCACGAAACGCGGAGATCGTGATCGCCATCCCGTTCGGGGTGGTGCACGAAGCAGACGGCGCAGTTTCCGATGCCGAGGTGGCGAACCGATACCAACACGATTGGGCGATACCAGTGGTGCCCATATCGAGAAACGATGTTGTCCCGATCTGAGTCCAACTCGCACCAGATGTGGAGATGGCGTGGGTTGGTGTCGGGCTATCTTCACGAGTTGTGATGACCGCGATCAGCAGATCATCTTTTTGGTATCCGGTCGGAAGAGTGCAGGTTTGCGGAGTTGCGTCGGCAGCTACCTGTGCGCCACTATGAATATGCGAGATCGCCACCGCGACCGCCTATCAGGACGCAATCGTCAAAGACAGATCGAGGTCGCCTGAAGGGATGGTGTAAGTGTCCCCTGCAGTGTACGCGTTCGCTGTGATCGTGCCGGACCCTAGGAAGTTACCGTTAGACGAAGCATCCCAAAGGGTGAAATGGGTTGCGTCTTGCGACCCGTTGATGTTCGACCACGAGATGTCAGCGTCGTTGGAGATCGCACCACCCGACGCCGCACCGAACGACACCGACTTGCGGGTGGTTTCTGTTGCCACGGCAGTCGTCCCCGCCGAACCAGGATCAGCGGTATGCAACTGAATATATGCCTGAGCGACAGCAAACGAAGTGTTGTTACCCAACGCGTTGAAAAATGCGTTCGCGCTATACGAACTAATACCTACAGCCATCGAACTACTCCTCCACCACTCGGATGATGCGGCCAGACTCGTCACGTTCCACACGACGAGAACGAACAGCAACCGGATCGGGTGCGGCCACGTTCACTGTCACCTCTGGAGCGGGAACATTCACAATCGGCGCCGGCACATTCACCGTCACCTCAGGCTGCTGCAACCGCAACTCCAGCTCACCAGGGATGTGCACTTCGACGGTGGGGCCGGCGGGCGCCGGCCATTGACGCTGCTCACGAATCTCAACACCCAACGCACTCACCTGAGCATCCAACGTTGAACGCCACTCCTCCATCATCGGCAACATTCGCGCATCATTTGACCCACCGGCATCAGGCCAAGGGATCTGCAAATCTGCACCCATATCGTTCAACATCTTCCGTGCCTCGTCTGCCGACAACACCGTGCCGACACCCAGATAAACCTTTTGGACCGCTTCCACAAGGTTCAGTTTCCTGACGTTTTCTGAACCCGTGACAGTTGCGGCAGTAGCCGCCACCGGCCCCATGTCCTCATATTCACGCATCTCCGCCGTCGTCAACACCGGCCCCATCCCCACACCGGCCGCCGCCGTATTGATCCGCGACGCCGCCTCATACGTTGACCAACGCTGATCCACCGACCCACGCAACAACCCGTCCACATTGAACTTCACATAAAGTGGAGCCGCCAACAGCGACGACAGGGCATGCTCGAGCCGGACAATCCACGGCAGCAACGTCACCTGCACACGCCGCGTCGAACGCTCCAACAAGTTCGCATACGTCAACGATGACCCAGCCACACCGATCCCCAAATCGGATGGATCAACCAGAAACATTTGGCCGGCAATCTCGGCAGCAGTAAACCCACGCGACTCCAAGAACTGTGCCTGCTCATTCGTGACGCTTGTCGGTTTCCACGTTGCACCACCATCCAACACGCCCGGCAGATACGCCTTGTCACCACCCGAATGCTTCCGCTTCCACTGCTTCGCAATATCGGCGGCCCTGTCCGGCGTCAACTGGTTCGGTATCTCGATCACACCCGACAACTGTTGACCCTGCGCAAAAAACTTGGAACCATGCTTTACGGTCGCCAACCCCAACCCGATGGTTTGGCGCGCGTACTCCACTGGCGACACACCAACATCGGACCCAGGCAACATCATCCCTTTGAGATGCAACATGCGCCCCTGCCACTGCTGGCCGTTCACCAACACGATTCGCTGGCCGACACTGTTACGCATCACTGACACACGCCCAGGATCGAGCGGGACCAGCTCCACGATTCGGCCCTGCTCATTATCCAGCACCGCCACATAGGCGTTACCTTCCAACAGCAGCGACGACAACACCTGTGTGCACCACGCCGTAAAGTCCAGATCGGTTGTCGGCTGCAGCAACCAGTCCGGTGTCACAACCTCGACTCGGCGGCCATCCTGCTTGCGGAACACATCAACCGGCATCGTCGCGATCTGATCCGAAATCAGCCGCACACATCCGTAGACGGTCAACAGTTGCAACGCACGGTCACGGTCAACTTTCTCACCGGACCACACCGCCTCAACTTCGCCCGGCCACGTCCCCCACGTCGTCGCCTGCTCCCGAACCTCCACACCCCGCGGAGCGAACAATCTGCGCAACATCAGGTTTCATCCCGCTCGAACCAGACACCAACCCCAACCAGAGCGGCACCCGCAACCACAACCACACCAGCAACACCAGCAGCCAAAACCACACCTACCGACACGACACCCAACCCGAGGAGCTGCAACACAGTCGACATCTAATCCTCCTCGTCATCAACAAACGCCGCTAAATCCGTGAACCCACCAACCAACACCAACTGCCCCTGACGACTCCGGCACCCATGAACCGCCAACGTCGCAGCAACAAGCGGCGAAATATCCATCTGCGATGATCGCCGCGCCCACACCCACGCCTCGCCCACGGGACGCACAACGGCGCCGGCCACAGCGATGTCCAATGGGCCCTGCCCGCGGTGAGTGAGACTGCGAGCGGCTACCGATTGCCGTAGTTCGGCGCACGCCTTCGCCAACTCCAGCGTGCCCAACTCTCGGACATCGACACCGGCCCGCTCGAGCGGACCGACAAACCCCGCTGCAGGCGAACGAGGGTCCAACCACACAGGACAGCGGTAA